TATCTACCATACAGACACTGTATTTGTACAGATAGCCCTTGATCCTGACCATGGAGCGCCTTTTTCGGCGTTATTGGATACTTTGGTTATAGACATGCCGACTACAGCGGTAACTATCCAGAATGATGGGTATATCAGTGGTTGGCTTGCACAACAGTGGGCTTATAATCTCGTAGACACTTTAGGCACTATCGCGCTTGTGGGCGAGGAACATGATACGGGGATTTTTGGTTGGCGGTTCTTGGAGGATGGCAGGGCTGACACCACTAGCGACGGGTCATATCCCACTTCGTATGCGGTAGACAGTTTGCGGGTAAACAACGCTGATTTTGTGCCTGTAGTCTACTTCTATGGGTTCGGGACCTACAACCATAATAAAGGATATCCCCAGGGCACATATGCTTTCGAGATAGAGGACAAGCTCAACGTGCCGGGCGGCGCGGGCGATATAGACGGGTTTTTGATCCATGATGCCGTAACGGACACGGTCCCGTTCTATCATACTGGGATCTCGAATTGTCTGCTGTATAATCTCTGCGGATTTGAGTATGGCGATTCGACCAATGCTCCCACGGTTCTGGGTGAAGAGGGCTACACGTGGTTTTTCCGGGAATGGGCACGTGTTTTGGCTGGATTGTATAACCACTCGACGAACTATAGTGATGAGCTTTGGTGGCATCTTGATGCTTATAGTCATGATTCGATACGTCGAGGTGGGGATGCAGGTGGAGATACAGCGTTCAGCATGGACCGGGACGATGTTGCGTTCGAAGACGATGATAACTGGTTTGCTTCCGGGTTATCAGAGTTAGAGGTTTACCAGGCCGCTCAAGACTCTTTTGTGGATGTCATGCACCAGTTGATGCCGCTGACGCGGGTCATGGTGCATGGCACGTGGAGCGAGATAGCGGCCAATCAACGGAAGAACGCTGGCCAGACCACCACTAACATGATCAGACGCTCTAGCGAGAGCCGGATAACGCCGTGGGGACCGTGGGCGAGTATTGATTCTACTTGGCATGGAGGTTGGAAAAATCCTGGGATGACAGCGTTCCTCGACTATGCCTTCGGCGCTGACGCCTTTGATTATCTGGTCCCGTGGCTACAGATACACAACCTGTATGAGCGTGACACCGGCTACGATGAACGTACAGGCCGTGATATGGAGCCCTGGGCGATGCTCTCTAATACAATGGGCCCCTGGTCTTCCCTCGACCCGGCAACTCGGTGTCCTACAGCGGTTTCGCCCGCCGCCCCGGCCCTGGGAGCGCCTACAGGCCCGGCGGTAAGAGACTCCGTATACAGCTATTCCCGACCTTTCGATAACGGGACGGTTTATTTCAGGCATGGCGGCGACCGGGCTTATCACCAGTTAGGCGGTCCTCATAAGTGGGCTAGTTTGGTGGTTGTAGGCGGGGACACTGTCAGAAACACATTCTGGGACTCTATTGCCAGGCCCGCCACTGCTGACAGTATCTTGTTCACCGCGATGCACCAGGACTATGGTGACGGTCCTGGTGGTACTATAGACCCGGACGCAACTTTTTACGACGGGATTGACAACTACGCTCTCTGGGTTTTGTCGAACTATAATCAGGCAACTTTATGGCTAGACCGGGACTATGTCAGATGTCTCGACTCTACGGGTTCTCGGCCTACTGCGTATATTGATGTTGAGATGGAAGCGTCTGCTCCCTCTGGCGCAGATCAGAGTCGGATCGGCATAGTCCATTTCGGCGCTGGTGATATGATCAAGGATAAGTACGTTGACTTCGCTCGCCTGGGTTTGACTGTTGTAGCCGAAGATATTCTGGCAAATACAGATACCATTTTCATCGCGCCGATGATCGCGGATGATTTTACAGAGTGGCATGACTCCAACAACATGAACTCATCCTGGCAGGATTCTACGGGAGACGAGGGGCCGGGTACTCCCGAAGCCTGGCCTATAGACTGGACGTCGGGCGCCCTGACGAAGGCCGATATAGGTGACCCGTGGGTGCGAGCGTTCACCGAAACAACGCTAACTGCGGGCCAGAGGGTTACCGTAGACGTTACAAGCCTCTACCGCGCAGGCTCAGAGGCAAATACTTGGGGTGGCCTGGCTTTCTTCGGGCAAGGAGATACGCCGGGTGTGATAGTACAGTTCTGGAACGCTTATTACTGGGGTCCAAGCGCAGCGCCTTATCTGATCATGGCGCTTGATGAGCTGGGCCTTGAGATGAACGTTGCGGTAGACGATTCTACCCCGGTTGAATTGGGCGAAGTTACCTTTACGTTAACGCTTACGAACAACAGGTACATTTCTGACACAAATGTAGAGGTGACAGACGTTATCCCGTCTGGTTTGACATATAGCGCGGATACGCCGAGTCAGGGCAGCTACGTTGACGCTACGGGTGTCTGGACGGTTGGGACAGTCACTGCCGGGAGTTCGGTTACCCTGGAGATTGTGGCCGATGTAGATGCCGGTGAGGCGGGCAATCCGCTGGCGTACACCGCGTCTGTCACGGGCGGAGACGAGGCAGACAATGACCCGGGCGACGATGATATCTCCCTGACGGTGACTCCGATAGCCGCTGAGTAGCCGCCGCCCCTAGCTGTTCATGCTCCTGCGGCGGGTTTTTGGTCACTGTATGGGCATAGTGGAGGGGCAGATCAGGATAATCGGATGTATATCGAGATCTTTTTACATGACTAGAGAGGGGGGGTGGAGGAGAAGTGTTAGCTGCCGATCGAATACAGAGTCTACTTGATTTGGCAGAGACATTGCCGTCAGTACCAGTGGGAATGCCTGCAAAGAAGGCATATGCCGGCGGTACCTTGGCATATGAGCTACGGGTAGCGGTAGATTCGGCTGTTTGTCTAGGGGACATACCGGCGGGAGTGGTTTTGCCCGAGCATTCGCATGAGGTTTTAGAACACAACATTATTGTTAAAGGCAAAGGTTGGGTAACTGTAAACGGGGATAAACGGGAGGTTAAGCGTGGGGATTGTGTGACGTTTCAGCCTGGCGAGATCCATCAGTGGGGAGCGGTAGAGGACACCTTGACGATAAGCATAACCATTCCTCCTGACAAGGGTTATCCAGGTGTCGGACCGTAAACTTGAAAACGGCGGCTGGAACCAATGGGCTGAGGATACATCTAGGGCGTTAGCTGATATATCGGCTTCACTGACAGAGCTTGATGAGAAACGGGAGAAGCATGGTATAAGACTATCGCTTCTGGAGACTAGAGGCATTCCTGGTGAAAACCGGGTGTGCGTGATTCATAGAGAAGCTATGGTACGTCTGCAGAATGATCTGAAGTTAGTGAAAGTGTTGACAGCGGTAGTAACTGGGATAGGCACATTAGTGATACTGGCTCTCAAGTTTGGCGGTGGACAATGAGTGTAGCCGAACAGATCAAGAAGGACGAAGGGTTCAGTGCTTTCGCCTACAAGTGTCCTGCAGGTAAATGGACTATAGGTTACGGGCGGAACATAGATGAGGATGGTGGACACGGGTTACGTGAATCTGAAGCTGGTTACATGCTAGCCAACGATGTTCTGGCGTGTACTCGCGACCTGGTCAAGCTGTTTGGGGTAAAGCCCTGGGCAAAGTGTAATCAGGTACGGCAAGACGCGCTGGTGAATATGCGATATCAACTAGGCCCTTATGGGTTTCGAGGCTTCAAGCGCATGATCAAGGCGATAATGGAGCGAAACTGGACTAATGCAGGGTACGAGGCTTTGGCTAGTAAATGGGCTATACAGTCGGGTGATAGAGCGAATCGGATAGCTGCCGAGTTGGAGAGCGGAGTGGTGGCCTAGTGGGTTTATCGCAGACAGAAATGGCTGAACTCAGGAACATGCATCGCTCTATAGCGAAGTGGGGTACTCCTGAGCTTAACTATGCTGATAGTGGTCTGTGGACGTTTTTAGATGGTGTCTGGACCAAGGATGAGCACGACCACAGATCGCCTATCAAAAAGATCCCTTGGAGGCATAAGGAGCATCTAGGCGTTCTCTTTTATCACTTTTTGTGTTGCCCTATCCTGGCTATCCCGAAAAGCCGGCAGGTAATGGTATCCTGGGCTATGGCAGCGTTTGCTGCTTGGTATGTCAGGACCGCCGCAGCTCGGTTGATCGTTTGGCAGTCGAAAAAGGATAAGGACGCCCATAAGATGGTCTCGATGGGGCGCGATACCCCGACAGCAGGCCGTATAGACTTTATAGAGCAGCATCTCCCTAGATGGTTACGTGATCCTAATATCATGCAGGGTCCGGGGAATCGGACTGGGATGCTGCTTTATAATCCACGGTCCCATGACGAATCTGGGATGAAGATACACTGGCACGGCGGGATCATAGAGGCAGTTCCGCAAGGAGCTGGCCAGGTACGGTCTAAAACGCCTGGGTTGTATATCTCTGATGAGGCTGCATTTCAAGAGGAGTTTGATGAGGCGGTTATAGCTTTGTTGCCGGCTGTCCATGGTGGTGGGCGGTTCATAGCTGTTTCTTCGATAGAAGGCGGGAGTCATTTTAACAATATGGTCCTTGAAGGGATGGATCATCAGACACATGAAGTGACGGCAGGAACGCCTTGGAATACTGTGGGCAAGATGCCTGAAGACAAGCATTTGCCGCATGGTATGCGTTACAGGGAAACCCCCAGTGGGTTGTCAGTCCTTGAGATTCACTACACAGCCGACGCTGCTAAAGATCCGGCCCGTAAAGGCGCGCAGTGGTTGGTGGATTATAGCAAGGGGTACATTGGTGGGATGGAATCCACCGGCTGGCAGACCGAGATGGAGATCAACTACGCGGCGAAAGGTGGTGATCCCTGCTTCCCTTTCCTGACATCCCCAGCCTCACCCGCGAGGTCAGCCATTTACAGGAAGGGACCCCTCGAAGAAACCGTTATCAAGAAAATGAAACTAATTGCCGGGTATGACTATGGGACGACTAACCCCTCATCGTTCACCGTATGGGGGTTTGATGAAGCGGGCACGCCGTGGGCGGTATGGGAACTCTATGAGCCGTGTCGGAACTTAAAGTTACATGTGGCCAAGATCAAGGCGTGCCCCTTCTATGATTACCTGGATTATATAGTGGCTGACCCCTCGATAGGGGCCAGTACACAGCATGCTCGTGATGCTAGTGGCCTGAAGACTATTAGGGAACTGTTCAAGGAACAGGGTATAAACATGCGTCTCGGCCGGCGTGGACAAGATGTCACTTTGGTGATGCGTTGGCTGTCCACGTATTGGGCTGACTCAGAAAACCCATTGATGTTTATCACTCACAAGTGCCCGAACCTGTGGTCTGAGATCATAGGGCTCAGGTGGGATAAACACCGGTCGAGCGCGGTAACGGCTTATAAGAACAACCCTGAACGGATCATGCAGAAGAACAATCACGCTATAGACGCTTCAGCTCTGGTGTTCGACAGTAAGCCTGGTCTGCCTAACTTCAACTTCCGGCGTGATAACACGTTTACCTTGGATATGGCGGTAGCTGAAGCTGAGCAGCGTGATAAACTGTTGCATCAAAACAGGGAGTATGTACGTGCCTCGAACTACTAAAGCCAAGCCCAAGGCCAAGACCAGGAAAAAGACACCGAGAGCTGCAGCCAAGGTGACGTTTTTGCCTGATAGGGTGACAGATGCACAGTTAGGGTTTGCAGTAGCGGCCCATTTCGCTCCGAAGCTGATTAAAATGATGTGCGTTTCATGTGAGACTATAGTGGAGTTCCGAGGCCATGTGATTCCTGAAGTTCTGTGTGCACATTGTGTCTTGCCCATGGTACGTCATTATGTGGGCGATTCTGATAGTGAGGATAAGAAGTGATAGGCGAAGCTGTAAAGAAGCCAGAAGCCTCGGCCAGTGATAAGGTCAAACTTTGGATGCACCGGCTAGATAACGGTATCCGCAGGCGTGCAGAAGAAGAAGAAGTTTGGCAGCGGAACGAGGATTTTGTCGGCGGGAAGCACTGGGAGGGCCATGCTGGTGATGGTGATGACGTTTCGGTTAACAAGCTGAACTCATGGGTACAGGCTCGTATGGCGTCTTTAGCGTTCAAGAAACCGGCTGTCCGGGTGACTCCTCAAACACCCGAGGGTTGGTCTCCCGTCCCCCTTCCATATACTGACCCTCAGACCGGGCAGCCGGGGATGAAACCAGTAGCTAAGCATACGATCGTAGAAAATACGATCAATACCATCACACATCATCCTGAATTTGGGTTTGATGCCACTATCAGGCGGTTTATCAAGGCTGGGCTACAGGCTTATGGTGCCCTGAAAGTGGGGTATAACGCTACAACGAACCCTGACACCGATTCGGTGAAAGAGCCGCCAGAGGATTTCGTTACAGGCGAGCCAGATTACAGTGCCTACGAAATGCAGGCAGAGACATCTGAGCCATTACGAGATGCTAACGGGTATCTGGTTCCCTTGGATGGCGGGATTATATCAGAGCAGTTCTTTGTAGATTTTGTGCCGTATCGGCGTATGATTATCGACCCTGATGGTGGGAACGATCTCGACTCACATGGTTGGATAGCTTGTGAACTTCTCATGAAGCTCAAAGATGTGAAAGAAGACCCGAGGTTCAAGAACACTAAGGATCTGACAGGTACCGGGACCAGCCGTGAAGAGGCTATGCACGAGATAGAGGAGTTACCGGCGTTCCGATCGGCTAACACCACTGATCCTTATATCCGTGACCGCAGTGAGATGGTGCGGCTGTTTGAGATCTGGGATTGGGTAGAAGAGGAAATGCTCATTCTGGCTGATGGGCATGCTGAAGAGCTTTATCGCGGCGACATCCCTCGTGGGGTCTATGATCATCCCTACATACTGCTACGCTTTGATGAGCGCATAGATAAGGACGAGCAGTTCTATCCTCATGCGCCCGCGACAGACATTGTGCCTCTGGTAGATGAGAACAACAAGTACCGTAAGCAGTGCATGATCAGGACACGTAAAAGCACGCGAAAGTCGATTGTCAGAGCTGGGGTATTCAAGCCTAGTGAGATGGCCAAGCTCACATCTCCAGATGATTCTACTTATTCAGAGGCCGATACAGATGGGCCTTTACAGGATACTGTTGCTGTGGTACCGCAGGCACCGGCTGTAGGTGAAATGGCTGCTTATGGGCAGATTATAGCTCGGGATATAGATGAAGTTGCAGGAGAGCCTGGAGAGGCACGTGGCGTAGCTTCTAGTAAGACCGCTACTCAGGCTAATGTGATGGATTCGTATCGGATGTCACGAGTAGACTTTCAGCGCAATATTCTAGCTCAGGCGTTACGGTTGATGTACAAGAAGCTGTTGGATTCTATGCAGGAGAACCTGACTCAAGAGGTAGCGGTGACCATCAATGGTCCTGATGGGATGGCATTCCAGACTTACGTAGATCGGGGCATGATCTTAGGTGATTATGATCTGGATGTAGATGTGGTAGAGATGGCACCCAAGAACCGTGACTTGGAACGGTCTCAGTTTATGAACTTGATGACCACGGTAGGTCAAGCACCGTTTTTGGTAGCAGATCCGGTAGTGGGCGAAGCTATCTTTGATATGTTTGGTATCAAGGACAAGCGGATCACCGATGCTCTGGCCAAGATGGCTCAGATGCAGATGCAAGGTCCGCCTGAACAGCCTGAGACTCCGGGTACTGGGGCGCCTCAAGATCCCGCACAGATGATCTCACAGTCTGCTGGAGGAATGCAATGATTTATCATGCGGACGGGATGGCGCAGTGATCTACACCTACAAGTGCCCAGCATGCAGGACCATCCGAGAAGAGATACAAGGTGTGAATGATCATCATTCGTTGAAATGCCCTGTTTGTGGTATAGACATGGATAGGGACTGGCAAGCTGATCTTCCCTCGATTCAGGGGGATACATGTGCCGGCGGCTGCAATTACATGGGATACGATGAGACGTTAGGTGTAGAGTTACGTGGACGTACACACCGTAATCAGGTGATGAAAGAAAAGGGATTCAGGGAATACACTCCTGATCCAAAGATGAAGGCTTATAGAGATGAGATCGGGTATGTGCAAAAACATGCTCAGCATAGTGATAGGAAGGCCCGTAGGGCCGTGCAACAGTTAGGGAAAGAAGCTGGACGTTCGCGCCGACAAGCCATTCTTGACAAGTCTACTGGTGAAATAACCAAGACAGTTGAGAAAGTCCTCGCCGCTAAGATGTCCGAATAGGAGTGATGAGTTATGGCTAATCTACCTGCCAGTGAAGAGAAGGTTGATGTGTTTTCCACGGCTAGTGCTGAGGAAACATCAGCCGCACCGTTTGAAATGACTGAAGAAGATCATTGGGTAGTGCCGGATGAGCCAGAAATCGAAGAGTTAATCGATCCTGCCGCGCTTGATTCTGATGAAGACGCCGAGCAGGGCGAGGAGCCCGAGGGCGAACCTGAACCGGAACCAGAAACTGAGGAAGCTGTTGAACCCAGCCATCCCGAAGTTGATGTAACCGATCCCAGCACTTTGCCTGAAGAGCTTCGTGGTCTTTGGAAAAAGACCGATACCGACATGAAGCGAGGGTTTCATGGGCAGATGCAGAAGTTTGCCGAGTCTCGGAAAGCGGCCGACGCTGAAAGGCAAGCCGCTGAAACCGAACGGTTACTCTATCAGCAGAAGCTCGAAGCACTTACTCATGGTACGGCATCCCAAGATGATGGCCCCCCGGTTCCAACCGCAGATATGGCGGCAGAGGAACAGGCAAGGCTTTGGGATCAGCGCCTTCAGTGGCATGCACAACAGCAGGCCGAGAAGTATAATGCCCAGCTCATGCCGCATCTACAGCAGCAAGCTCAACAGATGCAGGTACTTGATGCTGAACGGGATTATGTCGCTCTCCGTTCATGGGAAGGGTACACCCCTGAAGTTGAACAGAGGATGGCGATGATAGCTTCTGAAAGCCCGTTGTACGAACAAGCGTTACTCGACCCTCAGTATCGCTCAGACGCCATGAAACAGCTCTTTATCGCAGCCAAGGCCGTAGAAGGGTCTCAACAGGCTGTAACCAAGAGTGTGGCGCGTAAGGCTGGAGCCAAGAAAGCGAGTGTGTCGCGTGGACGCATGCGGGGATCATCCGCAGTGGCTACGCCTGGTAAGCGATACGGGGAATCATTAGATGATGTTGCTCGTAAGGTATGCGAAGATTTTGGTATACCGTACGAGGAAGCAGAATAAAAAAGGCAGGTGAAATAAAATGGCAGGTGTGACCAATGCTAACGCTAGGTCTACGACTATCGATGCTGTCATGGCAACTACCATCGACCAGTTCTATAAGTCTGGTAAGATGCATGATAATATCTTTAAGTCGAACCCGACTTTCGCAGCTTTGCGTAAGGGTGACCGTATCAAGTACGGTAACGGTGGGTACCAGATCAACGTTGGTGTGATGCATGGTAAGAACAGTACGGTTGGTTCTTACGCCGGGTATGAGCCCGGAGACGTGACCGCTCAGGATGGAATGACTCAAGCCATTTATAAGTGGGCACAGTATATGGTGGCTACTTCGATTGATGGTATGAGTGAATTTCAGAACGGTGGTATGGGCAACCTTGTGAAGCTCATTACCGAGAAAACCAAACAGTCTATGTCATCCTTATCCGAGGATTTGAATGAGGATGTATGGGACGTGGCCAATCTTAGTGGCAGTACCACCGGTAACAGCGGTAAGAATATCGTATCGTTGCCGATGATCTGTTGCGTCAATGACGATGACTACCCTGGTGGTATTGATCCATCTAGTTATTCGTGGTGGGACCCTCAGCGGACTGACGGTTCTGCAGCTACTTGGGCAGCTATGCTTCGTGAATTTCACACGTTGTATTACAACTGTACCAAGGGTGGCGGCGGATCTCCTGATCTTCTGGTCTCCGACTTGACTACGTTCAAGCATTACGAGAACGCCATGGAAGATAAGCGGATGTACATCAAGGCTGCTGATGGTGATGCCACGGCTGGTTTTGAGGGTATCCATTACCGGAGCGCCAAGTACTTCTGGGACGAGCATGTTCCTGACATGAAGACAAGTGTGAACTGGGATAGTGGATCGTTCGCTGCTGGCAGTTGTTTCTTCTTGAACACCAAGTTTCTCAAGTTGATGCTGGGTACTGGTAAGGATTTCAAGCCTTTAGGCTGGCGTGCGCCTGTAAACCAGGATGCTCGTACGAACCTGACTATCGTGTACTTGCAGCTCATTACCAGTAATCGGCGTAAGCAGGGTGTGCTGCATGATATCAGCACCTCGCTAGCGTCTTAAGGAAGGTGAGATAAATGGCACATGAACCTACAATCAATGCGGAGACTCTAGGTGCTCCGTATAAGAAGTTCGCAACGTTCAAGGCAACAGATGCGATTGCTCTTGGTGAGCTTGCTGTCTGGGACTATTCCGAGATTGATGGTATCTCGGTCAAACAGTCCACCGGGATTGATCTCCCGGTGGTTGGCATCGCTCTCAAGGCTGTTGCGGCAGGCGAGTACGCTCTTTTCCAGACCAAGGGATTGAACTTGTACGTGGTTAACTCTGCAACGAATACTACCGTTGGCGGTGCTTTGACTGCATCCGCAACTCCTGGTGCCGCGCTGGATACCGCGATTGCCGCGTGTGATGGCGATATCGCGCTCACTTGTTTCGGGATCTCCTGTGTGGTTGAGGCGGATCTTGCCATTACTGGTGGGGTATACCTCGACTGCTGGGGTAGTTAGTCAGGTGATGTAATGGGCTTGCCAGAATATTTCAGGTGTACAGAGTGCTTGCGTGTTCTGAGTGCTAAACGTGTTCTGGTAGATCGTTTCTGCGTGTGTGGGCATAATCGGTTTTTCGAGACGTGCCCCACACGCTGGGAGAAGTTCAAGTGCAAGCTGTTAAAACGTTAAACAGGAGATGGTCATGTCTATAATGGGAGCGATTGGGAGTCCTGATAACAGAGCGTATCAGGAAATCATGGTCGTCAAGTGCGGTGATGTGTCCATCGGTGCCGGTCAGGTATTGCGCTGGGCCACTAGCAGTGATACTACGACCATGGGAGCTACATGGACTGTGTGGACTGATGAGTACACGACCAGTCCAGATGGAGCTACAGTGATGATGTGTGACGGGCTGAAGATCCCTTGCGGAATAGCTCTCGAAGGGGCTGGTCCAGGTGAAGTCCTCAAGATGCTCATATACGGGTACTGTACGTCAGTTACCTGTGTAGGTACAGTAGAAGAGAACGAGGCTTTACACACACAAGCAGAGGCTGTAGGTGCTGTAACAGGCACACCCCCGGATGCTTTGACCGGGGAAGAGTATGTCTTTGGAGTAGCTTTGGAAGACTCAGTTGCAGGCGTTATTGGCGCGGCCTGGGTCAATTTCAAGTAGGAGAGATAAATGCCTAAGTATACCATAGGTGGTGGGATCAACGATCCTAACACAGCTCCGATTACAGGCGGAGCACAGCCTAAGTTCCGGTTTGTCCATTATGAGTCTGGTGCCGTCAAGGGCCAAACACAGCAGTGGTCTGTTACTGCTGGGCTCTTGGGAGTTGCGGTGGAAGATCCGATAGACGCTTCACCTCGTGTGGCTGGGGTGTGTGCTGTAACAACTGCGGCTGGTGCCTGGGGGTGGATACAGACCGGCGGGTATTGTGACTACGTTTTAACTGATACGAACGTTGATGCCCCAAATACTGATGACTTGACTGATGACCAGTATCTTATCGCACAGGCAAGTGGGTCAGTGACAGTTGGTCAGAGTATTGAGGAGTTGCTGGCGCAAATGGAGTCGGCCACTTCTACGGCTGCAGCATCAAGTGTTCTTGGTTTTAATCTGAAGGCAGATGCCGCCGCTATTGGGGCCTGCATCTTGTGTCCTAGCTATCAGTAGGAGTGTTATGCCCCGAGTAGGGATTACACAGTACATGCGGTGTACCATGTGTGGGCGTGTGATACATCAGGAAACTGCACAGAAGCATCATGGATGCCAGTGCGGGTGGTCTGAGTTTATCAACGTACAGCCTACACACTGGGAGAAGGTCAAATGCTGGCTCATGAGGCGATAGCATGATAAACGTGTACGAAAATGCTCGTGATAGAGTCAAGCTACGCTTAGGCGATTTGTCTGCTCGGTGGAGTGACGACGACATTAACGACGTTACCCATTGGGCAGACTGTGCCATACGTGAGGCTACTGAGTTTGATATCGAGACTCAATCCATCGACTTGACCGATGGTGAAAACTACTATGATCTCGATGATAGCGTGGTAGCCGTATTACGTGTCCAGTGTGCTATAGACGGTACCAACATAGATCATACGCTGGTACCTAAGATGATTCATGAGATAGATGCTATTCAATCTAATTGGCAGACAACTACGGGGTCATATCCTAGCTGTTATTCACTGATCAGTACCCCAGGGATGGACGATAGCGTATCGCAGATACTGATATGGCCTACTGTGGCTACAGCTACTGCAGAAGCTTTGAAGGTGGACTACGTGTACGCTTGCCCGGTGGATACTGGGGATGAATGGGAGCACGCTGATACAGGGGCACATGCCCCACGAGATGTGATAGAGAACCTGCATGTACCGTATACGTTAGCTGTTTTGTACGGGACTATAGATCCCGCACAGGCGGCAACGTATCTCAGGGAGTACGACACGAACTTACGTAAGCTACGCGGCCGGCTACTCAGGCGTTACACGTATGGCCTGGACACGAAGCGAGGGGCGTATTAGTGAAAACCTGGGGTGATGTGAGAACGCAGTTTCATCGGCTTATAAGTGATCAGGCCGCGAGCATCTTTACTAACGCCAATGCAGAGAGCTATGCGAACATCGCATTAAATCACATGGCTGGTGAGTCTCGGCATATAGACAGGCTAGAGACAGGTAGCACCACGGCAGACCAGGCGACCTACTCTACAGTTGGGTTTACAACTGAGGTCTATCGGATTTGGCGCGTAACTCATGATGATGACCCGTTGATGTCAGTAACTACGGATAGGTTGGATGCTACAGACCACAGTTGGCGCAGCCATGGAAGTGGCACGCCTCTCTACTATCTGTTGGATCAGACAGAGACGGCTGTATATCTGTTCCCTATACCGGGGACGTCCAGTCTTGATCTGGAGTTCTTTGTAGAGAGTGCGCCGGCGCCAATGGATAATGACAATACCACCAATAACGTGGAATTGCCTGTATGGGCTATACCGGGCCTGCTGTTCTGGATGCTCAGCTACGCTTTTGATGCTGATACTCCGTTACGTAACTTAGATTCAGCGGCTTTTTATAGGCATATGGCGCAGCGGGTTACCAAGGCATTACAGGTTCGTAGTTGTAACAGGCTACCAAAAGAGTGGAGCAAGGCTGCTGCCGGTCAGGCTACGGTACCGCCTCAATTTGACAGGCTACCAGGCGATGGGATAAGTGCACCAGCATGAGAAAGATATTTGGATCTCGTGGCTTTACTAGCATGAACCGCCATCATAGTCGGCATGGTATGCCCGACAACGAGGTATACGAGGCTGATTTGGTTAGCCATGGCATAGATAAGGATGTTACGGGTACTAGTCGCAATGACCTGGGATTTGGTGTATTGCGGTCAGCTAATTTGGAGACCGAAGAGTACAGTGTAGATGCTGCTACTTTAGGTATCGGGTTACACCATGACGGTACTAATCTGGAGTGTATCTTTAAATATGACGAAGGAGCTACAGAACCTATTTATTTGCTATGGGATAACTCGCCATATGAGCGGGTTACTCTTGTAGCTGATACGGAGTCTGAGAATACTTTATTTGTCGCGTCGGTTGGTAAAAAGGCGTTGCTGTTTGATGGAACAACTAACCGGGTTTATGAGAAGGAATCTGACGGTGACAGAATAGTTCGGAGTCAAGGTCCGCTAGTAGGCGAAGGCGATGCCGATGGTGCCAACTACCAAGAAGGCTGGAATCTTACATCCTTTGATGATGCCAACGATAAAACTATCGGGGCAGTTTCGGCTGCCGCGCCCGCTGCTGTAGGTGTAACTGCTCATGGATACACTACAGGGGATCGTATTCTTATCACCGGGCTGTCTGATATGACAGAGCTGAACAACAAGGTATTTACGATAACAAGATCGACCGACGATGCTTTTACACTTGATGAGACTGATACTTCTCATCATTCTGGGGCCGATGTTAGCGGAGGCACCTCGTATAAGAACTCATGTGGTGTTACGGGTACCTATCAATACCGAGTGACACATGTGGTTATACTTGAAGATGGTACAGAAATAGAGTCTAGTGCGGCGTTGATGACTGATGGCAACAGAAGTGGTACGGAGATCTTCTGTACTCCGGCTGCGGTTACGGACCGTATAGCTATAGCTTATCCCCGGATACGTGCCACTGAAGATCGTGATGCCTATACCAATGAGTATGGTGATTGGTCGTTCCGTATCCGTATCTACCGGACTAAATCTAACGGAGCCGAGTTCTATTTACACACTGAGATTACCTCAAGCGTAACTGCTAGCACATGTGGGGAGTTTTTTGATACGTTATCGGATGATGAGTTAGGCGCTGTTCTATTGTGGGATTATAACAGCCATGGATCACCGCCTGCTTCTACTATGGGGTGTGTAGCTGGGCAGCGATGTTTTGTAAACGACACGTCTAATCCGAGGCGGGTATACTTCAGCCAGTATGAGAGTGTGGACTACTTCGACCCGTATGACTATGAAGAGTTTCCCGAAGATGTGGAAGCTCTGGTCTCTTGGGGTAAATCGGTGGCGGTATTTGGCAAGAGGACGTTGCACCTCTACAGCAACACAGATGGTATAGGCCAGAAAGAGCGGCTGGACGTAGCGGTAGGGGTGAATGGTCCAAAAGCGGCTATCACCACACCGTTTGGCATGATGTGGGCTAACCCTGATGGGGTATGGCTGTATACTGGTGGGCCTACTGCGCGGCGCATATCCGAGAAGCTAGGTGCCATGGATTTTGGTACTTGGTCAAGTAACTGGCAGATAGCCTACGACGGTAACAAGTTTGTTATTCTCGGGTTAGCGGCTGGATACTTGATTCTGTACATGGTGGGCGGCGAGCCGTATTGGCTAACATCTGCTGACACGTTGCTTGATATCTCAGGTTCTATGGCTGCGCGCCAGATATGGGCGGATGCCACGATGGCGGCTGCTTATGGGATACACTCTCTGGAAACTAACAGTACGTTTACCAATGTGGCCCAGATTACCACCAAGGACTATGGTGACGGGATACATCCCCTGCTGCCGAAGTATGTTATTCTGGAGCTTGGCGCAATAACTGGAGGGTCTATCACTAATCTAGATATAGTGACCGAGAACGGTACAGTGAACCTTTCTCATCCTGTGGCTACGGCAGACGCCGTTATTCGTGAGCCCGTGCCCGATGGTACTTGGGGCCGGAACGTGCGGGTAGTTATAAAGGGTCGATTCTGCCTCAAGGGGTTGTGGATAGTGTGTGAAGTAGGCAGGCAGGCGTATTCATGATGATAGATGATCCAGCAGTAACGGCCTTGCAAGAGAGTGTCCATCGGCTGGAGTCTAAGTTAGAACGTGTACACCAGGATTACCGGGCACGACCGTTTGCTCCTACGGACTTTATCCTGTCTAATACACCACCTAGAAACCCTGTTCCTGGTAGCATGTATTGGGATAGTGCTAATGACCGGATCAGGGTATTCCATCCTACAGGCTGGGAAGACTACTATGAGTCTGATGGTCATACTCATGATAACGAGGCTGAACTTGACCTGATAACTGATGGCGACCATGACGTTAGGGAAGATAACCCGCATTCTGTAGATGAGGGTGATGTACTACCCTCTCAAGTCGGCAAGGACGGCAACTGGCTGACCACCGACGCAGGCTCGGCGAAATGGGACATCCCTGACCACAAGGACCTGACATCAATAGGAACGAATGAACATACGGACATCGACGACCATATAGGCTCGACATCGAACCCTCACTCGGTGACTAAAGCTCAGGTAGGGCTGACGGATGTCCCCGATCTAGACACCACAGACGCGGTCAACAATGAACATGCTGAGTCGCACTCGGTTGCTTCTCACAGCGACACTAGTGCGACGGGGTCGGAGCTGAATGAGCTGACCGATGGGTCAACGACGGTGCTCCATGCTCATGCTGGGGGCGGAGGAGGTTCGGCATTGATCTACATCAAAGCAACGGGACAGGCTGAGGGTGACCTTCACCTTTCAGACGGATCTAACTGGGATACAGACAAGTCTGTAATTAAGGCAGTCAGGGTTATCACAACCTCAACTGATTGGGAGCTATGGCTACTCCAAAATGATAATGGATACGCAACTGATGACGCTACTATCCCTATGATCCAGCTTATCGGTGGGGCGAGTGGCGATGTAGACCTGTTTCCAGATCTTAGTTATGAGGATGAGGACGCTAGTGGCGAGGTGCATGTCTACTACCAGTCTGCCAGCGGGAGCGAGACGGCGGATATCATCATCCAAGGGCACACGTTAGAATGACAGCGGCGAAAAACAGTAACCATATCCAGATCAGTGGGACCGGCAACACGCTGGCGTCCGTAACGTCGGACATTGCGGACACGACCTTTATAGAAAAGACGGGGACAAGCCCGGACGTTTATACCGTCAAGGGTAATGTTGGCAGGCAATTCCGTATCATGAACGGCGGCGAGCTAACCATCGGTGATCCGCTGGACTTCACCAACGATGAGACGCTAGCCTTTGATCCGCTGGCAAACTCTAGGACGACGTTCTATTGCTACGGCAACGGGCAGCTTTATCAGTACGGTGCGACGACGATAGATTTCTCGTCTAATGCGACCTACTACCCGCAGTATGCCTACCTCTACGGCGGTATTCACGTTGAGGGTGATGGGACCAATAATCCGGTTTGGAAGAACTTCCGCCGGATGTATCTCCGCAACTACGACGCGAACAACACCTATGACAAAGAGACGTACTTCTATGAGATGACGATCGGCAGCAACTACAGCGCGAACCAGTACGGGTTTTTCGTAGATTTCTTTAGACGGGTCTACTCAATACACTTCGAGAACGTGACCTTTGATATCTCCGTGGGGACCAAGAACGTCAACACGCATTTCTTCTATTTTACTGGCGTCTTTCCTAGTCAAAAGATGGTTCTTAAAGGGCTGGACTTTGTGGACGCTGGCATCCCTATCCAAAACGTGCGCGGCACGCCGCTCCTGTTTGAGGATTGTACCTTCTCCGAGACATCGGGCTGGAACGCGAGTTTTATCTGTAACGCTCATCCGGACACCTGCGCGACGTACTACTCGGACGGCGAGAACGATACCGATACATATGGGCAAGTCTATTCAATGATGGACAACTGCGACTTCGAAAATTACGCGAACAAAAACGGGATTCACATCCAATACGGCGCTTGTGTGGTCTTCCGGGATTGTGACTGGCAGGCTACCTCTAACGACTCGATCCAGATTACCGGGCCTGCATCGGCTTGGCTCTGGACGGGGAACGTATTCAGTGGCGGCAATGAAACATACGACCTGAACAACGGCGGATATGTCAACCGGGTGCATGGGCTGGACCTGACCATCGAAGACCCGGACGGCAACGGCATTGATGGTGCGTTCGTTCACATAGAACAGTCAGAGGGTAAAGAGAAGTACCTGTTCAAGACAGACGCGAGCGGGAAGCTGATCGCTGTCCACGGCCACGAGGTTGCTCTCCTTTGCCACCAGCACCAGTATGGCGATAACGAGTCTACTGCTGTTGAGTACTGGTCGGACAGCAGCAACGGTACCAGCCACGACGTGGTCATCACGGCGAACGGCTACCACGGCAAGGTGGCCAACTATGTGATGGATCAGGAGCGCAGCGATACGATAGTTTTGCACTCGGTTCTTGCCGTCAAGGCACTTTCTGGTGGCGAGCGAATAGCAGGCTAACAGAGGGGTTGGCTGCATGCCTTATGGCCACGATTTAATGTACGGCTCGCCTGCTTCAAATGCGGGTCTTGGAGGAGGAAGCAATATGTCTGGATTACTTGCCCCGGCGCTGATGTTTGCCGGCAGTGCAGTTGGAAGCATGTTTGGCGGTGGAGGTGGTCAGCAAGGACATCCTACCCGTGGTGCTATCGGTATGGGCGAACAGCCACAAGCCTTACGTGGTATGTTGGAAGGGTTCCAGAACGATCCGTACCAGATGTCTGGTGGGCCTATGTGGCATCAGATCACTGGCCAATACATGAACAATCCTGGCGATCAGTTTATGCAAGGCATGCAAGGCCAGTATGCCACTGATCCGGGCAATCAGTTCTTACAGGGGATGCAGGGTCAGTATGCTGGTGACCAAGGCAATCAGTTCTTGCAAGGGCTGCAAGGCGGGTATCAGGGTCAAGGCGATTTCATGCGCGGTTTGCAGGGTGGTTACGGGCAAGGCCCTAACACCGGATTCTTGCAGGGCATGCAGAACGCCTATCAGAACCAGGGTCCTACGATGGTAGACCAGATGGTAGGTGCACATCAGCGCGGTCAGGGTGAGTTTGGTCTAGGAGCTTCAGCCCGCCAGGGTCAGGCATCGTTGAACCAGGCGTTAGAGTCACGCGGATTGTCAGGCGGGGGGGGCGCTGCAGCTCAGGGGACTAACGATTTTCTGGCTCAGGCTTCGGCCCTCGATGCTCAGAACCGGTCTCAGCGCGGGATGCAACTAGCTGGTCTACAGGGTGCTCAAAGCGCACAGCAGAACCAGATGGGTCTGGGATTAGGCGGCTTACAGAATCAGGCTAATCAGGCCCAGAACCAGTACGGACTAGGGTTAGGTAGTCTACAGAACCAGTATGGGCAGCTTGGCCAGGGACTTGCCGGCCTACAGAATCAAGCTACTGGTCAGGCACAGCAATTCGGGTTAGGGTTAGGTAACATGCAGAACCAAGCTACTGGTCAAGCGCAGCAGTTCGGACTAGGGTTAGGCAACATGCAGAACCAGTACAATCAGAACCGTTGGAATGCTGGTTTAGGTATGCAAGGTATGCAGCAGCAGATAGGTAACGATTACTACCAGCGTGCTCTCGGTCTGATACAGGCACAGCCTTGGACAACAAATTACCAGGACAGCTTCGATTGGGCCGGGTACGATCCAAATCAACCTTGGACGCCTAATGTGTGATAACCCATTCTAACGGGTAGAAAGGTGATTGAGATGAATTTTGGAATGAATAACATGCAACAGGCGCAGCAGGGTAATCCTTACTACGGGCAAGTAGGCGCTGGTGCATATGGTATGTTCCCTGGCATGGGGAATGGTCCTATGGGGCCATATATGGGTTTGCCATCACCTGGTATGCCTGGTGGGATGTATGGTGGCGGCATGAATTACGGCGGGATGAGGTCGCCTAACGCTATGTATGGTGGTTATGGTGGTGGCGGGTATGGTGGTATGCCATCTCCCCGGCCTGTACAGCAGCCACCTCAAATGTCTAACTGGAATATCCCTGGAAGTGTTCAGGCATTTGGGAGTGGGCAATCCCCATCTAGGCAGAGCTTGCAACAGAACAGTATGCAGTTCTTAGGGGGTGGTCCTGGTGGGCAGACAGGCGGGATGTATGGACAGCAGCGTCCTCAATACCAACCGTATACCCCGTATCAGCAGCAAGGTGGTGGCATGTTTGGACCACAAGCTGGCGGCATGTTCGGACAGCAATTAGGGCAGCAGAAAGGGCCGCGAGGTGGTGCTATGCAAAAGCCTGCTGGCTCATCTGCTTTAGATCAGGCTGCCTTTGCTGCTCAGACGTACACTCGCGAAGGAAAAAGGAAGAAGCGGGGGGAAGCCCTGTCGAACCTGTACAACATGGGCCAAATGCGAGGATAACCATGAATACCTTTCAGAGAATGTTGGGTGGTTTAGGTCGAGCTGCTAGCCAGTACGGTAGGTACATGGTAGAGGATGACTTTTCCAAGAAGCGGCAAGATCGTGCCCATAAGTTTCAGATGGATATCATGGGTGAGGCACAACGGAATCGGTACGCCTTGGAAGAGAAGATGCAAGGCAATCGGCTTGGGTTGGCTGAGCGTCGAGACGAATTAGAGAATGTATTTCAGGGTGGTGAAGAAGCCATCCCATTCTGGCAGACCATGATGGAGACCAATGCGCCTCTTGGAGAAATGGGCCTGTCTTTGGATTGGATGGAAGACATTCTCAGGCAAGAACAGCTCAATCAGCAGCCGGCTATTGATGATCCTCAAGCTCGCGGCTACTTGTCTATGATGATGGGTATCCCTGATGAGGTGATTCCCCGGACAGCAGATCAGAAGCCTATAGATGTAAGTCGGGTTCCGCCTGTACGTGAGGTCGATATGGTTAGGCTGCTTGAGCATGCCCCTAACGCTGCCATGAGAATAGCAGAGCTAAGGGCTAGGCGGGTTCAAGGCCCCAAGGCTCCTACTGCTTCTGATATATACCGTGAGAAGGCTTTACGTTCTAAAGAGGTAGACAGAGCTACTGGTGGTTGGAAGGTTAAGATAAATTCGGCTGGTGAACGCGAACGTGTTTGGGATGAGGGTAACGTTCTTACACCACAGGAATTTGATTGGGTACAAACGGCCGGGTTGATGCAGGAGTTTAAGGTTCTTTTGGATGATGCGCTGACCAAGAATCCGAGGCTTTCATTGAAGGGACAGAGTGAGATCGCGCAGAAGTTAGTGGCAAGTCTCAAGGCTGCTATGCCTGGGATGAATAACCCCGCAGGCAGTGTTTGGGGTAGTGGTAATCCACCGCCTATGTTTGGTGCCCCAGTGAATGAGTCTCTTCCGGCCGAGGGGCCTGTCGAGGATTTTACTCCAGAAGATCTTAGTTCCTTTACCCCAGAAGAAGCTCAGGCATTTCTCAGGTACTTGGATGAACTGAAATAGGTGGATATGAGCGGCATGAGAGAAGCCTTTAATTTCATTGGTGAAGACGGCATAAGTGGTGTGCCCGGTAATCTCTGGGAAATGCTCACCGCTGCCAGTGATACCCCTGATAAGACTATCAAGCTCACATCAATGATAGAAAGCGCAATTGAGGGCGGTATGAGCCCTGACGATGCTGAAGTTTTTGCTGGTAAAGCATCTACTCTCATGTATCAAATGGGTAAGCCGCTTACTCCAAATGACTTTCGTACCATTAGGTTTGAGACTCCTGGTGGCAAGAAGGTTAACTTCATCAATGACATCTATACTGGGCCATTGAGCCGAGGGTTACCCGAGCCTGGTATAGATCAAGACCCCTTGGGTCACGCCATTGATGTGGCAGGTAGTACACTCTATGGAGCGCCTATAGAGTTGGGAATGAAGATCGCTGGTATTGAGCCAGAAGAGAATCACGCTACAGGCCCTACTCCATTATCATACCGTGGTACAGGCAGTATGGCTGGCTTGGCTAATGATGTTGGCCAAGTTTTAGGTGGTGTTGCAGGGTTATCTACAGGTGCTTCGAAGATAGCTGGTGGTGCGGGTGCTTTATTCCGCATGGGCGACAAGCTCAGGCGTACCAGGGACATCGGTGGTTTTGGTGCCATCATGGGTTTGCAGCCTGCCGAGGACCTTGAAGAGCGTGGCATTAACATTCTCAAGGGTTTGGGTATAGGCGTTGGGTTGAATGCGTTGCCCATGGGTCTGATAAAGCTAGCTGAGATGAAGTTTGGTGGGTCTGGTGCTTTGGCCATGCAGACTTGGTTACAGACCCCTGCAGGTCGTATAGCCATGGGTACCGGGACCTTTGGTCTCCTGGCCAAGTTTGAGGGTGCTGACAACTACGAGACAATGGTGAGCATGCTTGCCGGCGGTGCGTTAGGATTGAAACACAGCACAGCCGGGGGGATGCCAAAGGTTGCTCCTATGCGTGGCGGTAGGGGATCGGCCGTAGTTCCTGAGATGACTCCCACAGCCCGAGCTGATGCGACCCTGTGGCGTGGTGAAGTACCATGGCCTGAGATGGTGTCTGGTACCAGCAGGCCGCAGCCAAGTGCTGAGGTCAGTCTTCCTAGACCTATACGGGGCGAGTGGAAGAGTGGCGAACTGCAGGACTCAAGGGTCCGTACTCCTCAACAGATGCTGACAGAAAACGTAGAGACTATATACCGAGAACCTGCTAAACCTGCTGAACCAGCTCAGCGCGTGATTCCCATAGAGCAGCCCGTAGAGGCCATGAGAAAGCATCTCGGTACTCGAAGGAGCGCTGCCATGGATGAGGCTGTAAAGGCTCGTCTGACGGGCGATGAGGCCCGGCTGAAGGCAGCACGTGCTGAGGCTGATATAGCTGATGCAGAGCTAGCTAAATTACCGGCGGAGCAGAGACCGAAGGATGTCTATGATAAGGCCATGGAGGGCATACTGTGGGCCAATCATGGGCGCAGTACTCAGCAGGTAGTGGATAACCTTGTTCAATCAGGGCCTGCTGGATTGCCGGGGATGACCCCTGAAACGTGGGCTCAGATGCAGGGTAAGCCACAGATAGAGTCTATACGGCCGCCTACGGCGCCTACTACCAAGGCCGGACGCCTGGAAGCCATGAGCCAGATCTCTGCCAGGATGAAGGGTGAATTAGCCGAGAAGCAGGCCGATGAGATAGGTAGGGTTCGCGATGAGATGGACCTCGGCGCGCGGCGTGAACCCAAGGAAGAAAACCTATACGATCGGGTATCTCCTGAAGAGGTAGACGCTATAGCAAACCCGTATATCGAAGAGGTGATGCATCAGGCGAGCCGTACAAAGGAAGGGAAGAAGGCGGGGAAGGATGTAGCTAGAGACACTTCGTTTGGTATGGCTGGCGGTAACGAACTACAACGGCTCTATGACGGTATGGCTGACCCCGTCAAGAGAGCTATAGATAGGACAGTCGAAAGAGTTCATGGACAGAAAGAGAGTATTGCTGCGCTTCGGGCTGGCACGGCCGCTGCAGTTATGCGAAACCCGTCAGCTAAGGCAGCTAACGAGTACCTTAAAACAGGTGAGATCAGTGATCTTGTCCGTTTGGCTAGCGATGTGGCCACTGGCGCCGGTGCGTTTGAAACCAAGCGGCTGGCTACTATCTATGCTTTAGAAGCTAAGCTACAGGAACGAGGTATAGAGAAGGCTCCGTCTACGGCTGTAGAGAAGATGCAGTCGTTAGCAGCCAGACAAGCAGGTAAGTTGCCGACTGAGGAAACCGTCTTGGCAGAAGAGTTAGCTGCTGTCAGGCCGCATTTCAAGGGCGATTACTACATACATAAAGCACAGGTCCAGAATCGGATAGTAGCTTTACAGGAAATGGGTGGTGGTCTTTTAGGGGCACGCAACGTTCTTGATGCGGAGATCCTGCGTCCTAATGAGATAGTAGAACTGGCTAAGTTCGACTGGTTAGACAAGACAGGGCCACGTGTGGCTAAGGAAGTTCTTAAGGATAATAACATCAAGTTCGACTCGAAGCAGGATATTGCTGCTACTGAGGTTACAAGGCTCCTATCATCTAGTGATGCAATTATCCCGCCCAGCATACTCATGGAGCGCCCTGAGATAGCGGCGATATTAGGTGGTATGCCTAATGCCCGAGGTGTGATAGAAGCCGCCAAGTCAGCTAGACGGTACTTTGATTCTGCCCTGAAAGCTGCCAACCAAGTCAGAGAAGCATTAGGCTTAGAACCTATCGCGCACAGGGACTTGTACGTTACTGACATGCCTTTCCAGTATAGCCGCAATCCCATGCTACATCCCGTGCAGACAGGTAAGGCGGTAGCTCAATCCTACCGTGGGCATACTGGTCCAGGCGGAACGAACGCTCCCGGTGAATCTGGTGGGATTGTTATGCAGGCCGTCAACCCTAGTCGGCGCTATAAAAGTGGGGCTGACTTTGAGAAGGAAACTAGGCTTTCGCGCATATTAGAAGAGTACACACATCGTACATCTAATGAACTATTCGATAACCTGGCCATGCAGAATAACATAGGGATAGCCAGGGCGATTCGTGACGGGAGTGATGGCAAGCTGAGCAACATCTCTACTACTATAGAGAACTATACCAATGATGTATACGCCGGTAAGAAATGGGGGCTGGCTGGCGGCCTTAATCGCCTAGGAGGCGCCCACGGGTCAATCCGGGTGTTACGAGACTTCGCTCTGACTCCGTTACGTAGAGCGTTGAACGATGCTGCATTCACCTTGAATATCCCTTGGATGATGCGTACTCAGTGGCTATCTACTGGTGGCGCCGCTGCACGAGCAGGCTACTTCAATCTCGCCAGGGCCATTCCGTTAGCCAGAGATCCCGTGTTCAGGAAGTTCGTGCGTGAGAACGTGTATGGTTACATAAGTAAGCAACGTCGTGGATCGCTTATATCTACCCAAGATGTAGGCGGTGAGCCTTTACAGGGCATGTCTAACCGAGGTAACACTCCTTATAGGCGTACCGTACGTAATATGCAGAAGCTTACTCAAGTACATGAGAACGAGCTGAACTACCTATCAGCCGCTGCAGGATACATGCGCGGTAAACAGCTTGGTCTGTATGGTAAAGACCTGGCTAACTTCATGAGTGATATGATATCTAAGACTCAGTCTGATTATGGCAATTACGTCAGGGCTCCACTGTTACGCAGTAACTTGTCACTTCTCTATCCATTCCAGTCGTTCAAGTTCGAGAAGCTAGGTACCTGGACAGAAACCATGGGTAACCAGGAAGCCATGGGCACCACAGTAAAGAGCAAGGCTGGTATAGCTGGCCGGATGATCTTTTGGGCAGCAGCTACCAACCTGTTGCAAGAAGCTGCCGGCCATAACCCCAAGGAGACGATAGGGTCTAACGTTCCCATTATGCTAGAGCTTCTAGGCTGGGATCAGACCATGTCGTTCAAGCGCGTAGATGAAACGGACGCTGGAGAAAAGTATCCAACTAGTATGGCATGGAGCTGGCCACACCCCGAGGAGCCTGACTATCATTCTAGGGGCGGCGGCTACTCATCTGAGTTTTTGCCCGAGCGGTTTATAGATGACATACAGGGAGCTGAGGACTGGGAAGACCTGCTTAAGACATTACAAGGTTATAGCCTTCCTTTGGGTGGAGCTGAGGGCCGCAGAGCGTGGATAGCTACAGAGAGATTAACAAAGGGTGAGATCGGCGTAGATGAATTCTTGCGCTATTTGTTGCTAGGCCCGCAAGCTAGACCTCAATGGGGAATGGGACCACGTAAGCCAGAGCCCGGAGCCAAAAAGTAATGGAGTGGGTAGAGAAGCTATGGATGCCCATAACAGCGTTGATAGCGTTGGTGCTAGGCGCTTGGCGTCGGCGCCGAGGTCAGAAGCGTGAGAGGGTGTTACGTGATGCTGTCAAATACGAGCATGACAGGCGGGTGGAAGCGGAAGGTGAAGCCGAGTTTGAGCGTCATCTTCGTGAGCCTTTTGATAAGCGGAAGCGCCGTATCCTTGAACGCGCAGACGAGCTTGACAACGGAGAGTGAATGTGGTCTGACCAAGGAAGAGGCTCGTAAGGTCTTTGACTTGGTAGACTGGCAGACTAGCCAGATACGGGTACTCTCTCGTAAGCTAGCGTTTACTGATTCACTACTAACAGCCAGCGACCAGTCCTCTGATGCCATCTCAGCTAAGACTACGGTGGTCGTAACCGTCATCGCGATAGGGCTCGCCGCTATTAGTGTCTGGATCGGTGCTAAGGCTGTCGAGTAGTTTCTCTACATGATCGAGCCTATCTAGTATATCGTCTAGCTTCTCGTAGATCCGTTCTATCTGTAGTTTAAGTCTGTTAGTCATCATCACTCCAATCTTGGTAACCGTCACCGCTACGCCATTTCTCTATCTTCATGAACAGCCACACGCTGCTCCTTCTGTTTCTATTGCTTTATAGTTCCATGAACGCATCACTGATGCGGGCTCATCGCGGCTCAGTATACTGTTGATTTTATCTAACTGTTGTTGTGTTAGGCGTGCTATCTGTTGATCGTTCAGGTTGACAAGTGATGTTGTGTTAGCGATGTTAGGTGTCTCATTGTTTGTTGTTAAGTTTAGGTCCTCCAATTCTGGCAAAATCTTAACTATAAGCTGTTGTGCAATGTCTGGTGCATCAGTCATTAGTTCATAAGTTACCCAAGTATGGTATGTCCAGTCTCGTTGATCTATCGCATCCATAAGTAATTGCGCACATCGTAACCAGTGTTTAGCCGCGTCTATTGGATAAATTGCAGGATTCCTGCGGAGAATACCTTCTATCATGGCATAAGGGTTACGGATACCGAATATCCAATAACTACCAGGAAATTCTATTTGCATCATGCGCCAGCGGGCAACGTTAGCGGGCGACTTTTCCACTAACACAGGTGTTACTACACCCCATGCCTTAGCCCATGCTGACTTAATACGTAACCAGTCATAGCGGGTAGGATCAGTATAAAGACCTTCCTCTTTTGTAAACAGTCGCAAGCTATTGGTGCGTAGTGGGTGCGGCCCTAGTGTACGTTTGAAATGCCGCAGTTTGCCATGAGCGTTAAAATAGTCTTGGCCTTCCCCACACCTGCCGGGTAACCGTTTGGCCTGCGCGCAGCGTCCTAATGCATGGTACAGTAAAGTGGAGCCACAGTTATTCGGGATCGCCAGGAAAAGATGTTTCATCGTCTCCCGCCTATCTTTTCTGCATCCGGATCTATTGCTTCAATAGTTACTAGTTTTGCCCAAAGCGCGCCTAACACTACCATTGCCGATAGAATCAAAAATGGTATCAACACAATTAGTCCCACCACTATCAATGCCCAATCAAATGCTTCGTTTAACCGTTGCACTTAGTCGCTCCCTTTCCTTTCCTCTATCTTCATGAACAGCCACACGCTGAACGCTATAATGCTGCAGGTCATTATACTGAACACTGCCAACCATCCTACTATTGTCCAGCTTATACCCCAGCTCATATCTTTTCCCTCTTGACGTATTCAATCTCTTTCCTACATATGGGGCAGGTAACGAATCTGCTTAAAACACCACTATCCCAATAAATCCATGCATTAATCTTACAGGCCGTACACTCTAGGCGCCAGTTATCATCTGTAGCGTCCTGAGTCCAATGACACTTCTCACTCATCATTCTTTTCCTTGGCTACCAACGCTACACCAAGGGCATCGGCCATAGCTTGCTGTTTAGATTTAAGCTCATCTTCTATGTCAAGGCCCCACTGGATAGCAGCCTCTACCATCTCTTCTTTAGTAGCGGTACCCTTGCCGGCTAGAGCTAGTTTAGCCCGTAGCGGGGCCACTGGGATCACCTCTATGTTCTCCCTGGTTAGATGCATACGTAGAGCACCGATAACCTCACGCTGCTTGAGAGCGGTCTGCGCCGATCGGCCACGAGCAACGTAGTTATTCTCTAGTCCTGCTACTTTGGTTGTTATAGGGATAGCGCCGCAGACGTTATAGACTATCTTGACAAGCCTAAACCCCATAGGCTCCGAGGCTGGTGGTCCTTTAATGACAAGGCTTTTGGCTGTACCATCTACGTACAATATAGTTACCCCTGTCATCACCAACCCTGGGTCTATCCCTACAATCGTAGAATGCGAAGCAATCGTAGAATGCAAAGCAATGGTCATGATCGTTTCCTTATTATTTCAACCACTGCCCAAATAGCGGCAAACGTCACCGTTGCTATTATCGCCATGAACGCCTCCCAGCCCATACCTACGCCTCCCTCTTCTTGTGGCGGCAGTATCTCAGGTTCTTGCACCCCTGTGGTGGCATGGACGATGTACGGCTCGCTAGGAGCTGACCAGGGGCCGTATATGGTGTCTTCGACCACACCCCTAACCCGGACCTGGACCACCTGACCAGGCGCTACCCCACCATAGGGCACTGTTGCCAGGTTGGTATCTGTCTGGATGGTCCAAGCGACTACCCCGTCAACGGCTATCTCAGTGAGGTAGTACTCTGCTGCAGGATCGGACGGTGTCCAGGTATAGGTCAGGGTGTCAGGCATCTTTCACCGCCTTTCCATTTTACTGCCAACATATGGTAGGTTACTGCCAACATAGTCTAGCCAGGGACCAAGTACCTCCACCATCTCCCGGTAAACCCTTGCGATATCCGGGTGGATATCACGACCATCAAGAACCGCCATTCGGACGATATCGGCAGTCCGCCACCAACTAAACCAGGACAACCCACCGTGACGGACCCGTGTACACCACCCGTCGAGTAGTTCCAGCCGCCACGGCGCCCCACTGGAATCGCGGTTGGCCATTTCTTCGAGTAACCAGCAGATCCGCTCCTCAGTTATTCCGCGATCAAAAGGAACCGCAGGCAACGCTTCGATAACCGCTACCGTAGCTTCGCGTCCCAACGGGGGAAACGTGATCACCGACCAGTCGATCGGGTTGTTAGGGCCGTGAGGGATTGCGGCGAGCAGCACGGCTAGTACGATGGTGCTCATCGGTATAGTCCCTTCGCCCCAGACCAGCTCATACCCTTGGTTGCTACCGGGAGCGCGATCAAGTCTTGGAAGATGTACCGATAGCAGTGAATCTGAGTCGGATTATCAACCGCGTACTCCTCGAACGGGTCGACCCCCTCGGCTTCGAGCACGTCGTAGAAATAGCAGCCATGATCGAAATTAGAGACGCACGAGTTCCAACCGACGATCGCGTGAGCGAGAAGTTCACGGGCCTGTTCTGTGTAGTAGCTCGTGTCCCGGGTCAACTCTGGATATCCTGGCCGGTCGCTCTTGCCGATGACACCGCTCTCCAGTTCACCGAGCATGAAGCTAGCAGCCCACATAACCTGACCCCAGGTCGGGCCGTAGTCCATATACCAGCCGTCTGCGACAATCTTATCGATCCACCAGTAGGCGAGCGACCAGTCCTCTCCGGCAATACACTCCCAATAATAGTTATCGGGATATCCGACCGTCAGCCGGTCGATGTACTGTTCACACCCGATTCCGATCGAGAACCCTGCATCAATTGAGTGAATCCCAGGGACCTCTATCTGGCTCCCCTCGCTTACACAGTGGACCTGGTACTCATAGGACTGACTGCAGGCCGCAATAGCGTCAGCGAGGACAGTCCGTTCGCTGAATAGAGCGTACTCGCACCAGTGCCGGCCAGGATCGGAGATGTCCTGTTCATTGCAGTTGAGATAGTAGTCCCAATTGCATTCGACCGTGACCCCTTCGCAGTTGTGGACGTCTCCGGTTGTATCAAAACAATTACCGTTACCGCCTCTAATCCCGTATTCTTGGCGCATACAGCCAGGGCATACGCCATCATGACATAGCACCCACTGGATCACTTGTGTCGGCAGGTGATACCGACCAGCAACCATATCCGTTGATAGGATCGCCATGCTGTCCGTCGCAAGGAGTATAATCACCGCGATAATCTTAAACATGACACATCCTTTCATGCGCGTACACGATCGCTCGCCCTATTACCTCAACCACTTGCGGAACCACGGCATTGCCTAAGCATCTAAGTCGGTCCACCCGTTTGGGAACCCCATTAGCCACTCGACCCACGGCGGGTTCAGGGAGCCATGACGGACAGAGGGGTTCACCGCGCGCCCCAAAAGACTGTTCACTGGAACGTTCGCACAATCCCCGGTGTCCTTGTGGTCGCGGGACGTGGGCGTTGGCCAAATCCGATCCGCGACCGCTTCCTCTAAATTTCCTTTTCCCCTCCCCACTAACCCCGGAGTCACCGCCGTAACCTTGTTCGCCCGGGCGGTTGGCCACAATCCAGACCCGGTCGCGCCGGTGCGGGGCGTCGACGGCACAAGCTGGAACAACAAACGGTCTTGTGGAGTACCCTTCGCTTTCCAGATCAGAAAGGACGTTGTCGAGCCCCAGTGAGACGTGCCCAGCAACGTTTTCTCCAAGCACCCAATTGGGCCGAAGTTCTTGGATAACTCTAAACATTTCCGGCCAGAGATGGCGGTCATCTGCCGCGCCTTTTCGCAGCCCGGCCTGGCTGAATGGTTGGCAAGGATATCCGCCGCAAATAAGGTCGACTGGTTCAAGATTGTGCCGTCCTGTTTCTCTGACATCTCTGTACCTTTTCACGTTTGGCCAGTGTTTCGCGAGCACCTTGTTGCAGTAATCATCAATCTCGACTTGCCATTTGCAGGCCATGCCCGCGCGTTCAAGTCCAATCTCTATCCCACCTATTCCTGAAAATAGGCTGCCGAACATCATGTCATCTCGTTTCTGACGCCACAGTTGACTCTCTGCCTGGTCGTGTCGCCCCGGCCGCCTGCCCTTCATAGTAAAACCTCTTGCGCCATGCGTTTAGCAGCTATCTCACAGTATTTCTCTTCGATCTCTATCCCGATAGCCTTACGTCCGAGATCCTTGGCCGCGCGAAGCGTCGCGCCGCTGCCCATGAATGGATCAATTACCAACTCCCCTGCTATACTATGTAGCCGGATAAACCATGCCGGCAGAGCAACTGGCTTTTCTGTCGGGTGCTGGTTTTTGCTTGGGATTATTTTCCCGATGTTGCGGATAATATTCGGTATACTATTCCCGCCGTGCCAGTTGCAAGCCGCGCCTGGTTGTTGCGCTACCAACACACATTCCCAGCATCGACGATAATGCCATCCCATTCCTAACCCGCCTTTATCCCATACAATACAGTGCTTGAATGGTATAATTGCGTCGAGCCATAGGGACCAGCGGGCAAACTGTGGATCTGGCCCGCCGCCGCCGCCGCAGCAGCAGCAGCAGCAGCCAGGACGCAATAACCGCTTAGATTCCTGGAAAAACCATTTTACTAGTTCGTTTGCTTCTGGCCCGTCGTTTGCAATCGGTCTCCATTCTGATTCGGGAACCTTTGGTCCGCCTAGCGCGGCCTCCCACTTGGCAATTAAATCGTTGTTGTTGTTGTTGTGCCCATACGGCGGATCTGCAAAAATCATGTCAGCCGATTTTATCATCGGCAATATCACCCTGCTGTCCCCGTGATAGATCGTGACCGCGTCATCCTGGTAGTAGGGATTAGTCATTCATGCCCTCTCACACGCTCTCTCCTGGCCGCAATTTCCAAAGGTGCCAGGATACCTTTCTTTAGGCGATCTGGTCGTGTCGCCCTATTTCATGCCGTAGCCGTCGCCGTTGCCGTAGCCGTAGCCGTAGACGTAGCCGTCGCCGTAGCCGTAGACGTTGCCGTCGCCGTCGCCGTAGCCGTCACCGTAGCCGTCACCGCAGCCGTAGCCGTCGCCGCAGACGTAGCCGCCGCCGTAGCCGTCGCCGTAGCCGTCGTAGCCGTAGCCGTCGCCGTCGCCGTCGCCGTAGCCGTCGTAGCCGTAGCCGTAGCCGTCGCCGTAGCCGTCGCCAGAGGTTAAACCCTGCATATCGCAGCCCAATGGTTATAACTGCAATTTATTAGCATTATTATAGAATTGTCGGGCACCGACACGCGGCCAATAGCGTCTAACTTTGTTTTATCAGTCGGCCCGCCGCCGGCAAGCTCGCCCAACCCCTTGGTTGTGCCCCAATAACGGATAACGTGTGCGCCGGTAAGCTGATTGTAGCCACCGTCCATGCCCGGATTCCAGCAGCCAACCACACACCATCCGCGCTCTAATACTGCTATTACAATCGGCTTTTCTAACTTTTCTGACATGATTCACTCCGATCTTTGGTCGCGTGAAGTGGGCGGGCTTCGTGGGGGGCGTTGCCCGCCTGGTTAACTCTCTGCCGTGTCGGATTTTGGAGTAGTGGCCACCTCCTTCTTAGGTTCAGGAAAAACAGGAACTTTCAGTTCCGACCAAGTTTTACCAGCACCTTTGATGACAATACCATCAAGGGCCTGTGGCATGCCGTCTAGCGTACCACACAGGTCAGTGAGCGCAAACCATGCAGATAGTTCTATACGGTTCTTGAGAGGGAAATTAGCCATGTTAGCCGCCCTGCATACAGCAAGGATGCTTCTAAGCCCATGAGCATGAGCCCACTCACGCATAGCTTGTTTCAACCGTGCACGTTGAATAGGTACCTTGTTCCGGGGATTGTACCCACATGCCGTTATCCGCTCTGCTATGTCTTCCTTCCATGATTCCAGGTGAGCTAATGGGGACTGGCAACAATCTTCTGCTCGGCGTTCAGTGACAGTAGACATACCACAGATAGGACATTGGTATTTACCGTCTATCCGTCCCTCGTGTCTGGCTCTCTCTACTGCTTTCGGCCTAGCTTGCTGTAGTGCATCTGCTAGACTCGTTACAGCGGCTGGGTCACGGCCCAGCACATCCCATATACGAGCTAATGGATGGTTTTCTAAAGTGCTAAAGATCATCACTCACTTCCTCATCTATTCGGTCATCGACTTTTAACCCAAACACCAGTTCCATAATATCTTCGGCAGCGGCGGTTCTTTCAACAACACCCGTTATTCCATGTCTATCATATAATAGCATAGCTATATTGGCTTCGTAGGTATGTCGTAGCCCGAGATCGCGCTTTAAAGATCGCGCCATATATCGCCGTGCCAGGGCAAAAAGGTTAATTCTCATCATATCACCTTCACTATCCGAGGTCTGATCGCTATCATATCACTATCACCTACGATAGCTATATCAAACTTCTGTTTATGGTCTGCATCAGCAGGTTGTGCTACTAACGCTCGACCTGCCATACGTAGATGAGACCCAGACATACGAACGATCTCTTCTAGCTCATCCATCACCATGAGAGCCAGAGCCAACTTATCATAGTCTATCCAATGAATGCTGAGCCCTTCTACTTTATTTGGCTTTTCGGAGTCATCCTTGATATAGCGCAACTGATTCTCCTCATCTATGTATTGCAACTGACTCTCCTTTCCTTAGTTGTGTTGGGGGTGGCGGACGGTCGAGCATTCCCAGCCGTCACTACCTAGGATATACCACCCCCACAAATTCCATGTCTAAAATGGCATATCAGATGCCGGGGTCTCATCGTTAAATATCTCGCCCCCCATTCCGGCTAGTTGGGGCTCTGCCACTACGGCTGCCTTGGGTTCTGCTTTGGCCAATGGTAACACCTTATCAGCTTTCAGGTACCAGGAACTACGCTTCTGCCCTTCCTTGTTGGTCCAGATGTCCTTTTTCATCTTGCCTACAATCTGTACTTGTACTCCTTTGACTAGATAATCGCGTGCTGTCTTGGCTAACCAGCGCCAAGCCTCAACCGGGAACCAAGTAACCTCTTCTTTGAACTTCCCATCACTGGTTTGCCATCGCTCATTAACAGCTACATCAAACTTGGCTAGGGGCGTTTCCTTATCACCTACTTCCATATACTCAGGGTCGGCCGCTAAATTACCCGTTATGGTTGTAAAACTGTGGCTAGGCATCTTCCTACTCCTTGCTAGTAAACTTGGTGTACTTACCTACAAACTCTAACAACACCGTTCTAGTTGGGCCTTTACGGCACTTCAAGATGATCAGTTTAGCTTGATCTCTCTTGCCGTCTGTTGTACACAGAGACAAGCCCAGCACCACGTCAGCGTCGTTTTCAATCTCCCCGCTACTGCGTAGATCACTGAGGACCGGGACCAGATACCCGTTTATGGGGCTTCTCTGTTCGATGCCTCGGGATAACTGCGACAAGAGCAGGACAGGCACTCCCATCTCCTTAGCGAGTACCTTGAACTCCTTGCTGCACTCCGTCACGCGGCTGTATTCCTCCCTGTCCACGTGCCGGTCGTGGTGCCGGGCTAGCTGGAGATAATCCACTATCACCAGGTCTACCTTGTTCTTTCTCATGAGTTTACGAAGGGCAGCCCGTATGGAAAGGGGGGATTGCCTGGCAGAGTCATACAGGAAGAGATTCCTGTCCAACCAGGGGGCACATTCGCCTGAAACTCTGACGATTGTGGTCCAGTCGGCATCGGGCACTCTACCAGATTTCCAGAGCCGCCCTTCGATTTCACTTTCGCTTGAAATGATCCTTGTAAGGAGTTCCTTACGTGACATTTCCATGGAAAATATGGCTACTTTACCTCCAGATTTGATGACATTTACAGCCATATTCAAAGCCAGGGATGTTTTGCCCTGTGAGGGTCGAGCCGCTAGTACCCACAGCTCGCCCGGTTCCATGCCTGTGGTGTCCCTGTCGAGCCGCACGTACCCGGTAGGCAGGCCGACTACCCCATCGCCTCTATTGGCAGCAGCCTCAGCTTCCTTTAGGAGTGTGCTCAACTCCTCGCTGTTGGACGCCGGCGATTCCCCCTCGTAGCAGTCGATGAGCCTGCCTTGCGCTCTGTCTACAGCGTCCTGGACGTCACTGTGCGGATCACGGGCTGCAGTATCCAGGTATGCGGCTTCTTTAATCAGGCTTCGTCTGGTCCAGGATGCCCGTACGATGGCCGCGTGATGCTCTGCATTGACCGTGGTGGCGATGGCTTGAGCTAGCTTGTCGATGTACTCTTCCTCGCCGCCGGCTTCAGTGGATAGGGTGATAGGGTCTATAGGTTCATGGCGGTTCATCAAATTAATCATGCATCCATATAGCTGCTGGTGTAGTTCGCTATTGAAATGGTTGTTTTCTACTATATCACACACATCGTAGATGATATCTTGGTTGATGAGGACCGAGCCTAGCAGGGCACGTTCAGCGTCTATAGGGTTTAGTACGGCTCCTTCAATCATCGCCCACTACCTCGATCATGCTAGCTACCTGAGCACTAGCAGGTTGACGCTTATAGGCCGCGTGCGCCTTCTTTAGCCACGTGTGGCAGTACTTGTGTACCCACTTCTTAGGCCGCTGCTTAGGTGGTGCGCTCCAGGCGTGAGCCCTGGCTTTTAGTAGCTGATCACCTACTCGCATAGGGCTGAATGACTCGTACCATGACGCCACTATCTTGGGGTCTAACTCTACTTCTTCCCCATTAGATAGAGGGAACGTGCCTACCCCACGTAACGCGTGCAGCGCTATGATTGTAGAAAGCAAGAGTTCTTCCATCTCCTCTATGGTGAGACCTTCAAGACGTTCAACCCAGCTCTTATCTGCTAGCATTTTTCACCCCGTTTGCCGTATCCTTGTCGCGCTGAGTCAGCAGCTTTTTACCTGTGGCCTTTTTGTACCAATACCTGATTCTGTTTTGGGCGAGTTTGGTGGTAGTCTCTGCCGCTTCTAATCTGGTCTGGATCTCGTAAGCTCGTGCCTCGTAATGCCTGATAGTGATCAAGCAGGCTGCTATTAGTTCAGTGCTAACAGGCTGCGTGTCTCGTGTGTCTTTACTAAGCGCCCGCAATGTGTCCATCAACTCTTCTCGCCTGGTTTCAATACACATGTAGTGATTAGTCTTAGCTGTTGGCTCCGGCCTTTCAGCTTTCTTTTTCATGACTACCACCTCTCCGGGGGAAGCTCACCGCACGACCACAGGTACAGAGACAGGTCATCGGTCATGCGTCGAGCTAGGTTACGAGCCTCTACTTCCAAGTCGTACCCCATCAGGATAGCGTTAAGTTGTTCCTGCGCTAACAGTTCAAAGGCAGCCCAATCTCGGCTATCATCCACCTCGCCCACCTCATCCAGCAGCCATACCACACGCTCAGAGGTCATGCCATAGGTAGGGATCTCTCGTGCTGCCTCGATGATCTCATGGGCAATATACTCATCTATTGGCAGCCAAATATGGTCCTGCCAGCATATCTCCTGTGCGTTAGCTATCTGGACCACACACAGGATAGCGCCTAGAGCGGCAGCTATCATCACTATGGCGACCCAGGTGTTTGTCTTGCTACGCTTCATTAGCGTCCTCCTCTTTAAGATGAACCGTTGAAAATGGAGGAGTGTAAAGGTTGGGCCAGACCCCTTTCTCAAGACGCGAATAGGCAATTAGTGCGTGAGCTAGTTGCAACTGCTTATTCAGTCTCCGTAGTTCTCGCCTCTGCCTAGATGATTTCTTCTTCACTCTCTTCAGCTCTGTCCACAAGTCTCGTGACATGATAACCCCCTATCGGCACAGTCCTATGAACCACACGGCTATTGCGGTTAACGCGGCGCCGCAAGTGAAACAACCTATGATCAACGCCGCAGCGGCTATCCTGTTAGGTCCGGTAGGATCACCCATCTTGCAGCCCCTTTTTCAACGAGTATTGAGCAATACTTGTAGTGCCTGTCCTTGTAGGCACGCTTTTCATGTATGTCTCAATCTCCATGCCTTCCTTCCGTAGTTCGTTTATCCTGGCAGCCAAACGCATACATCCGAAAAGATCCTCTGATTCCAGGTGGGTGATGGTTCGGCCCCTGCATAAATACGCCCGTATCTGGTCGCGTTGTGTGGTTTTACTCATCATCCATCTCCTTGCAGAGTCTGTCCCTTAAAGGAAGTACATGACATCTCGTGGTATCGGTTCTATGACATTTTTATAAGTTCCGGCGCCGCTATATATCGAGATGTACTTCGAGTGTAGCACGCCGGCCGCTTTAATGGCTGTATCGGCAGCGTCTAGGAGTTCCGACGCCGTAGGAGGGCTGTTGGTTTGGGTGAGTAGGTTTGCCATGATGTTCCCTGCCATAGTCAGGATGGTTTGGTCGGCGTTTGTCATTTCTCTCCCCTTCCTTGGAGGTAGGGCCGGCCCCATAGGCGCAACGTGCCTGGAAAAATCGGGGGAGACACAACCCCGATCGACCGACCCCAAAGGTTAGGTTACCTATAAGATAACGTTGCACTCCTCGTACTCCTCAATCAACCATTCCATCAATGCGTCGTGCATGGCGTCGAACTCCGGGTATTGCATTAGCTCATTAAATGCCCGCTGTGACATGTCGGTTGGCTTGAGTCTGAGCCACCGGAGTACTGAGTCTACGTCGCACACGCGGTCCTCTGCGTACTGAATAGCGCGTTCCTGGGGCACTGGCGCTCCGTTGTCAGTCATGACCTTGTTACCTCCTCCTTAATTTTTTTGGCAAAGATGGTGTTGTGGATTGAATGGTGGTAATCATCTACCGGTTTAGCTGGGATAATGCCCTCGGCTACCATGATCCGTAGATCCTCTGGCTTGTCACACAAGGCTATTAGTGTCATCTCTAGTTTGTACCTAGCATCCCATGCCCTACGTCGATCCTCTGCGAACCAAACATCTTGATCACGCATTGTCTTTCTCCTTAGTTAAGAAAGCACGTCATTCTCCGTACAGAACCTTGTACCGCCTGTTCAGCAGCAAGCGGAATGCCTGAACATGCGACTTGCGTCTCTCATCGCCGCTGTCCATGGTGATCATCACACCCCAACCTTTAGGCTCGCCGTCGTCACGCGCCTTGCGTTCGTCGGGGCTGCTGTCCTTCGCAGCCATGGCACCGTCGAATTTATCACTCAACGCACGCAACACGTCTAATGATCCGGCGGTTTCAATGAATTCAACCAACTTCGACCACGTTGAATTAACCGGCGGCAGGTTGTACTTCTTATTGTCGGCTTTCAGGTCAGGAGCCTTGCCTACTAACGAATCTGTTGAAGATTCCGATACCTTTTCGGTGGGTTTCTTCAACTCATCCTTGGTCCAGTCCTCGCCCTCACTATAGAAGTCCTTAGCATATCCGTGAACAGAAGATAAGAGGCTGTTGAGGCAAGATCTGCCTCGACCTCGTTTCTCTGCCATTTCCGGGCAATAGTTGATCCGGCAGTTAAGCCCGTTGGCACCGCTGTAAACCCATTCCCAACCAGGAATAGGGTTACGAGTCTCTGTGTTCAGTAATCGGCTGCGAATTTGGCACCAATTATCGCCGCACCCCACGGTCTGATAATCCACTATCAGTCCTTCGACACGTAGCATGTGCTTGACTGCCCAGTCCTTCACGAACCAGTGCCCATGCAACTGGTAAACAGGTTTCTCACCCCCCTGATGCACCAGGTCATATGCCCTGACCAGCAATTCCGCTCGTTTAGTGGGATTGCCTCGAATGTACTCGTCTTTGTACTGATCGATTTTCATGTCGCGTCCCCTTTCGACTTGAGGAGTCTACCACAGATCAGTTTACATTGTCAACCTAAATCTCCTGGGGAAAGCGCAGTCAGTTCGGCGCTGGCTTTCTCGGTTTGCCGAGTTCTTCGGCTATCTTCCGCATTTCAGCTTGGATAGCGTCAAGGGCTGCTAGTTCGTCGCCGGCCTTCGTTATGAATGATCCCACAGCGTCCAGGTATATAGTGACGATACGTTCCGCCCTCTGTACCCTGTTAGCCAACTTCTGCAATCTCTCTGCCGCCTCTTGCTTCTGTTCCATGGTCATTCCCTCCCAAGTTTTGCGAGTGATTTCTGGTTCGCTGTCATATTTCAGCCCTTTCGACCCCAAGTTCGTGCCCCGCCGGAGGGGCGATTTACCGCGTTTTGTTTGCTAGTTGA